AGCTGACCGCCCACCGCGAGCGTCTGAGGCTTCCAGGCCGCATTCGTGGTCGCGATGTTGAAAAGCGTGGTGACGGTGTGGATGCCCTGCAGGCCGAGCATGTCGGCCTGGTGGGAGCCCGCGAACTTGATCAGGTGCGTCGCAGCGACCGCAGACACGTTGCCCGCGTCCGAGGTGAAGGTCACCTTGCGCGCGGCCACATCGACCGCGCCAGTGGCGACGAGTACTGCCGTGCGGTCCGAGCCGTTGGTGTTCAGCTTCGTGCTGCCGTTGTACGCGTCGAACTCGTGGTCCTTCATCCCGATCCAGGTCGCCGGATTCCAGGTCGCATCGGTGAAGGTCACGATCAGCGTGGTGCCCGACGAGCCGGTGATCGCCTCGACGACGCCGAGGTTCGCATCGCCGCCCGCGCCGCCGCCGTACAGCAGCGCGAGCTCGCGGCGCTTGGCGGCGCCCTTGCTGAGCGACTCGATGATGTGCCCCAGCCCATCGACGAAGGCGCGCTTGCCCTTCGCCGCGCGGTTGAGCGCCGGGTAGCTGATGAACTCGCGGCCGGTGATCTCCGAGCCGTTCAGCTCGGCGTTCAGAATCTCCGGCGAGATGCCCTGGTTCAGGGTCACCACCGCGCCAGAGTTTGAGTACGTGAAGCCGCCCGAGATGCTGGTGGGAACGGGCTGGTAGTACTTGTTACCGGGCCCCTTCTCCTTGTCCATCATCATGATGTCGTCGGCGAGGGTCGTGAGCTCCTTGGGAAGGACCTCCGCGACGTTGTCTGCGTATGCAATCTTGAGCATCTTGTCGACGCGGGTGATATCCGCGGCAACGCCAGTGGCTGTAGTCATGCCTCGACTCCGTGGGAAACGTTGGTTTCCGACGCGTTCGGAATCGGGGTGTGCCGTGGGATGGCCCGCCCGGGTGGGCGGACTCCACAGGCCTCGAGCCTACCTGCTTCGTTGCCAATACGTTGGCGCGGCTGCCAACGCATTGTCAAGCGGTCGGATTCAGCGACGGCGGAACAGATAGTCCACGTCGCGCATCCGCACCTCGCGCGGGACCGCGCTCCAGTCGCGTTTTCCGTTGGCCGGGCGAGGATTTGGCTCGGGTGCCCTGGGCGCCGGGCCGGGCCGGGCCGCCGGGGCCTTCGGGTAGCCGGCCGCCTTGGCGCCCGAGACGACGCAGGCCCGCATCTGCTCGGGCGTGATCTGACCGCCGTTCCGGGACCGGACGAAATCGAACCGCATGCGGATCTCGTCCTTCAGATCCTCGGGAAGGCCCTCCTTCGCGAGCTGGAGAAGCCCGGCGTCCTTGAGGCCGAGGTTGTAAGCCGGACCGAGGACCTGCTGCATCTGACTCAGCTCGCGCGTCTCCTGCTCCTGCTGTTCGAGCGCGCGCCGGCGCTGCTGCGTGTCGCGCTCCTGAGCGTCCAGACGCTCGCGCCGAATGACGGCCAGCAGATCGTCGCGCAGCGCGGGGTTCTTGACGATCTTGGCGTAGGCGACCGCCACCTGCTTGAGGACCCCCTCGTTCTGCTCGATCAGCGTCTTCACGAGCTCCACGGGATCGCGCAGCACCGCGTTCATTCTCGCGGTGTTCTGCTCCAGACGCTGGACCGAGCTCTCTGCGATCTGGCGCGCGCGGACCATCGTCTCCTTCGCGGTGCTGACATGCTGGTCGACCATGCTGCGAGACATGAACGTCCCCGACACAGCGTCCTTGAGCGACATGACCACGCGCTTGCCATCGGGCGTCTTGAGCTCGACGAACGTGTCTGCGGGCAGGTCCTTGTGCCTCAGCGGCTGCTCGCGCGTGCCCTTGCCGTTCGTCTGCGAGAGCTGACGCTCCTCGGGCTGCTCTTCGTCGGGCTTGGCAGCTCCCTCCTCGTCGCCCTCCTCGTCGCCGCCGGGCGTCTCGAGCCCGAGCTCGCTCAGGTCCTCGTAGGGTTCGTCGCCGTCCTCGATGCCCGCGGCCTCGAGCCGAGCCAACGGGTCGAGCGGCGCGACGCCGCCGCGCGGCGCTTTGGTGGAAAGGCCGGGCGGGTCGCTGATCGCACCGCCTGGTGGCGGCGCTGCGGGTGCGGTTGCTGCTGCGGTTGCTGCTTCGGACGGCATGTTGGTATCGGCTCCTGGCTAGGCAGTGCGGGGTGGGGCGGCCGGAGCCGCTGGTTTGGCGGGCATGGGGATGCTGGGCGCGGCCTCCGAGGGCTCGTCGCCCGGTGGCTGCGGAGCGGGCCCAGGCTTCTTGCGCGGCTCGGCGTTCGGGCGCTCCTGCGGCGCCGGCGGCTGGGGAGTGGGCATCGACCCGCCGCCCTGCATCTGCTGCACCGCCTGCGCGATCGACGCGGCCTGAGGAAACGGCTCCCAGCCCATCGCGTGGCACATGTCCGGCGCCTTGAGAGACATATCGTTGGCGACCTTGAAGTGCTGCTGGATGTGCTCCAGCTGGCGCTGCGTGTACTCGACGTCGTCGCGGGCGTCGGTGTCCAGCTCGCACTTGTGGTGCTGGATGTGCAGGTAGGGGTTGTCCGTGATCAGCACGAAGACGGGCTCGCCGCGGCGCATGCGCTCGTTCTCGCTGCTGATGATGTTCAGCTCGTCGACGGCGCCCTTGAACGGGCTGCTCAGGTTCCCGGTCTCGAGCACCGAGTAGTACTCCTGAGCGTGCTTGATCAGGCCGCGCTCGAGGAGCTTGTCGGCGATCTCCATCTTGCCGCCGAGCGTCTTCAGGATGGCCGGAACGACCTTCACAGCGACGCGCTGGATCTGGTTGAGGTCCTCGGCCTTGAAGCTCTTGATGGCCCAGCGCTCGTCCTCGCCGGCGATGCTGACGAGCTGCCCCTCGCCAGCGAGTCGCTGCACGATGCCGATCAGGTACGTCCCCAGCTCTTCAAGGGCGAGGTTGTAGGCGCGGTCCTCGGCCGAGTTGTACTGCGCGGACATGCTCTGGATCAGCGCCGCCATCGCGCCTGACGTGATGTTCGCGTCCGGCTGCCCGCGCGTGACGCTGTTGATGCCCGTCATCGCCTCCATCGTGGCGACCAGGAACTTGATGATCTCCGGCAGCACGTTGGGGATCTGCAGCGCGTCCACCAGCGTGGGCAGCATCGTGGTGCCCTCGGGCACGCGCAGCAGGTTCAGGCCGCCCAGGTCGCCCTGCTCGAACTCGGTGTCCTCGCTGATCGCCACGTCCGGGATCGCGCCGAAGTCGAGCCGTGTCATCACCGCGGTCACGGCCACGTAGAGCCCATCCATCAGCGGCAGCATCGACCACGAGTTGGCGAGCGGCTTCGACGTGCCTTGGTACTCGGCCGCGCACATGCGCGATACGGGCGCCTTCGGGTACGGGAGCGGCGTGTCCATGAGCACAAGGTCGCTCGCGGCCACGATGCCCAGGCGGCCCTGCGGCGACGACGTGCTCGCGTCCGCATACACATACAGCAGCGGGATCTGGTCCGTCTCGCTCCGGTTCTGGTCGGGTCTGAGCGTCTTGACGCCGGCCGTGAACATGTCGTTCACGTCGAGTTCGGCGAGGCGGCGCGCCTGCTCGGGCTGGTGCTGCGCGAGCCTCGCGACCCAATCCCAGCGCGATTCCCAGCGCACGAAGATCCACCAGCGGCAGTCGAGATAGTTGCGCACGTCCTGGTGGCACACCTCCCAGGGCGCGAGGGTCTGCGCCCACACGTCGCCCGCTGCCTGCATGCCCGCGTTGTAGTCCCAGCCCTGCACGCAGAATCCGACCCCGGCGACCTCCATCAGCTCGGCCTGGTCGTAGTTGCGCTGATCGAAGCGCTTCGCGGTCCAGTAGTAGTCGCAGATGTTGCGCGTCAGGCGTACCTGCTTCATCGCCTCGGCGCCGCTGGTGCGCGCCTGAGGGTCCCACGCTGCGCGCTGCGCGGTGTTCAGCGCGAGCTTGTGACGCACGAGCGAGCGGTAGTGGTTGATCGCCATCGAGATGAGCGCGCCATCGTCGCCGTTCTCGACGAGATCGATGTCCGGAACCGCCACCGTCGAGTCGGGCGACGAAATGCCGTGATAGGTGCGGTACGACTTCCATACGGCTTGCGCGATCGGATCGCTGCTCGCGTTCCACTGCTCGCTGTGCTTCTTGAAGCGGTCCCAGACCGCGCTAGCGAAGTCCTTGGAGTACGCAGGGCGCGCCAGCCAGTAGTCCGCGCGCCAGTCGTAGGGCGCCGCTGGCTCGTGGCGCGCCTGAAGCCCGCGATCGTTCGCGTCCAAGCGCGCGAGGGCTGCGGTTCGGCCGTCCATCAGCCGCCAGCCTTCCTAAGAAACGGGTTCGCGCGCGCCACACGCTGCGTCTCGGCGTGCGTTTTGAGCGCGATCACCACCGTTTCGAGCTGCTTCACGCGCGCGGGCAGCTTCGCGTCCCCGAGCTCGGCGCGCAGCGCGTCCAGCTCGGCCTTGAGCGCGCGCGAAGCGGTCGCAAACGACCAGCGCCGCACCATGTCCCAGAGGGCGAGCGCCCAGATCGCTGCTACCAGCGCCCAAATCACGTGAACGGTCATGGCTTGCTCCATTTCTTCGCGATGGTCCGGCGCTCGATCGCGGAGATCGCGCGCATCATCGCCCTGCCCTGTGGTTCCGGCTGCCCGTTCACCTCGAGCCGCTCCATCGCTTCCGCGCGCACGCCCTCGAGCAGCACCGCGGACCACTTGCCCGGCGTCTCCTCGATGAGCGCGTAAGCGAATGGGTACTCTTGCGGCGGTCCCGCGATGGCCGCAGCGAGCTCGACCGCCTGCTTTGCGGCGCTGGCCGCCCTGAAGCCCTCGGTGGTCCTCGTGCTCTTGCTCATGCTGCTCTCCTCAACGCGTGCGCACGAAGCGCCCGCCCTCGCGCGTCCACTTCGCTCGCGGCTCCGGCGCCGCTTTCGCCCACTGCGACGGCTGACGCTCGCGCGTCCACCGCGACCCCTCGCGCTCCTCGCGCGGCGCTGCATGGTGCTGATCGGCCGTGAGGATCAGCGTCGTGCGCGGCGCGGGGTTGCGCGAGCGGTTGACGTTGCGCCACATGTAGATGAGCGCCGCCACCAGATCGAAGTGCCCGAACAAGCCGCCCTGCCACGTGAAGGCCTTGTGGAGCTCGTTCTTCCAGATCGCGGCGCGCAGATGCGCCTGCAGCTTCACGCAGCGCGGATGGATCAGGATGCGCTTGGCCTCGATCGCGTTGCGTAGCTGGTTCACGGCCTGCTCTGGCGTGTCCTTCTTCGCCACCGAGAAACGCAGGCTGTGATCCGTGCGCAGGTCGGCCACCAGCCGCGGCTCGCGATCCGTGTAGCGCCGATACGGCTGCGACTTGAGCTCGCCCTTCGAGCCCAACCGCTGCACGCCGCTCCAGAGCGCGTTTTCCTTCGCTTTGAGCTGCGTCGCGAGTCTGCTCGAGGCCATCTTGACCTCGCACAGCTCGTCCTCGACCACCAGCACCGCATCCTCGAAGTGCCAGTACCCGAACAGCGTTGCCAACAGGTCGTGCCAGCCCGGGTCCATCACCGTGTAGGCGTCGAACCAGGCCGGGCGCGGCACCTCCCGCACGATCTCCTTCGCAACCGCCGCGTATTCCGGCACCACGATGCGGCTCGCGTCCGCCACGTGCTTCGCGAAGTACTCCCTCTGGCAGTCCGGATCGTCGCGTCCACCAGCGTCCGCGATGAACGACTCGATCTCTTCGAGCGGATACTGGTCCGCGTCCTCGATCGTCTTGACGTCGTACGCGCCGCGCACGATCGCCTCGGGGACGACCTCCTCCGACCACGGGTGCGCCGGCGTGTCCGGAGGCGTGGAGGCCAGCACCAGGCAGGCCCACACTCGCCCGAGCATCTGGGGCCGAAGCACGCTCTTGAGCAGGTACTTCAGCCGCTTGAAGAAGCCGCACTCGTCGAGCACCGCACCGTCGATCTGGCCACCGCGGCTCGCGTTCGGATTCTTGTCGAGCCCGTACAACTCGATCCGCGAGCCGTTCGGGAACTCGTACACCCGCCGCGTGCCGTGGTAGCGCGGCAGCAGCTCCGGCGGGCACTCGCTCAGGATGGCCGCCATCAGCGGCAGGATGAGGTCCTCGATCTGCTTGCGTTCGGGCCCGATGTACAGGTAGCGCCGGTTCGCACTGCGCAGGCAGTTTTCGACCAGCCACAGCAGCAGGAGCATGCTCTTGCCCCAGCGCCGCGAGCAATCGAGCACGAACTGGCGACCGCGCTCCGTGTACGGGCGCTCCTCCCACGTCCGAAGCTTTTCGTAGGTCGAGTATTGGCTCGGCGTGAGCTGGTGCGAGATTTCTCCCTCTGACCACGCCTCGCGCAGCGCCTCGCGCCGCTCCTCGTCGCAGTACTCCCAGGGCACGACCGGCGAGGACCACACGGCCCGCAATGGGAGCGTGCCGAGTGTCGCCGCGCTCATTCATTCGCCGACCCGGGGACCACCGCGAGCCGCCCACGCAGCGCAGTGCGCCGCTCTCGGCGCGAGCCTGGCGCTGACGGGACGCGCTCCGCCGCGCTCTCGCCGCGCAGCTCAGGGTGCCGCGCGTAGAGCTCGGCGAGCTGCGACAGCGCCTCGTTCGAGTTCTTGTACTGCCCGGCCGCGCGCGCGCCCGCCGCAGTGCGCTTCAGCTCGAGCACGAGGTACTGCAGCGTCAGCGTCGGATCGCTGGCAGCTTCTCCGCTCAGGATCCGCAGGCGCTCCCGGAACGCCGTCTGACGCTCCACCTGCCGGTAGCGCTCCAGCCCGGACGCCTTCGCCGCCTGCGTCGGACCCATGCCCTTCGCCCGCGCCTGGACGTACGCCTCTTGCGTCGGGTCCGGCAGCGGGGTTTCGGGGTTGTGGCGAGGCACCGCGACTCAGTGTGTAACGACTTACGCACTGATGCGCAATGTTTTACGCACATCGACCACGATACCTGTGCCGCGCAGGCACGATTTGCGTTCGCCCCCGGTTGGACCAGCGAGATTTTCCGAGGGCTGGCCCCTTTCCGTTTGCTCGACCAATCTACGGCACCCCTGGGGGGTTATCTCGCGGCTCCCAGGAGGCCTATTACGCGTGTTTTCGGCCTGTTTGGCCCTCTAAACGGGCACTCTCGGACGTGCGCTGACACGCCTCCAGCGCGCTCTGCAGAGCCCTCGAGCAGGCCTGTTTAGGCCCTACAGCCAGCCATTCGGGCACGGTTTGCTCCGTATCACGGGCGACGCGTGACGTCCCGGGCCTCGTCGTCCGGCGTCACGACGAGCTCGCCGGTTTCGCGGTCCCAGCTGACCACGGTCGCCCACCTCGGCGCGCTCCAGCAGCGCGGTCAGGCGCTTGACCAGCTTGCTCACACCGGCGCTCCGTTCGCGTCCGTGCCCTCGTCCCTGTGCGGGTCGTACACGCGCACGCGGCCGACGTAGAAGCACTCGTCGAGCTCGTGGAGCAACGCGCGCTGGCACACGTGGTGCGCGTAGTCGGCGCGTCCATGCGCGTCCATGCGCTCCCACGCGCGCAGGTCGATGCTTTCTCGGAGTGTCACCGGGCCCGGTTCACCGGTCTCGCGGTGGAGGACGGTGAGAACCACGCGGAGCTCCACCTCGTGCCGGTCGTAGAGGACCTGCTCGCTGTACTCCATGCTGGTCACGCGGAAGCCGCGCACCTCGCGCTTCTGGTCGTCGCGCATCAGCCGACCCCCGCGAACAGGTCGCGCTGCAGGCGCTCACGCGCGAGCTTCGCCGGGATGGCGTCGGCAGCCCAGTGCAGGATGCACAGCGCCTCGGCCTCGTCGTCCTCGATGTCCTGGCGTCGCGTGCGGGCCTTGGCCCAGCGCACCGCCTCGGGCTTGACGACCTCCTTGCGCGCGCGGGCGAAGCGCGGGCCGAGCACAGCGCCGCGCCAGGTGGGCATGTCGACGCGCCAGCGCATGGCCTCGGGGTGGCCCATGTGCTCGAGCGTCTCCTCCCACCGGCCGCGCGCGGCGCCCATGCCGAGCAGCTGCGGCGTGCCCACGCCCTTGCCGGCGGGGATGTGGCTGTGGTCCTCGAGCACGACTGCCAAGGTATGGATGCGTCGGCAGCCGCACGGCTTCGGGTACTCGGGCGGCTGCTCGCCGACGAAGCACATGCAGCCGGCGCGCTTGAGGGCGGCCTGCACCGTGCGCACGCGGTGCACGGCCTGGGTGGCGGTGCCGCTCTGCATGGCGTGCATGCGGCTGTCGCGGTAGCCGGCGAGCGCCACGCCGCTGACCGAGGCCTGGTCGACGGTGAGGAACGCAGAGATCTCGACGCGCTGGCTGGGGGCGGAGCGGCTCATGGTGCCTCCGGTCCCAGGCCGAGCCACTCGCGAATCTCACGCTTGCAGGTCCCGCACAAGTGCCGGGTCTGGGCGATACCGAGCTTCAGGCCGGTCCAGCCGTGCGGCAGCGGCGCATCGGTGTTCGACGGCACGTACCGTTCGCGCGCCTGCGCGCCGCACTTGTCGCAGGTCGACTCCAGGTAGATCAGGTGGCTCACCGAAGCGCCCTCCCGTCACCTGCGCGCAGCGCGTCCTCGATCTTCGCGCGCAGCGGGTCCGCGGCGCTGAGCTCGCTCAGCACGTTGATCAGCAGCGCGCGCAGCGTGGCGGTGACGCTCGATGACTGCGGGTTGTGGATGTTCAGGACGTATCGCGCGTCAGCCACCAGTTCGCACAGCCGCGCCACGTAGGCAGCGCTGCGGGGGTAGTTGGCATCGTCGCAGGGCGCTTCCACAGCCATCGCGACGTTGCAGGCTTTGGGCGCGCATTCGTCCACTGCCGGCGCCCCAGACAGCGCGCGCCGGGCGGCCTCGATGCGAGCTCTTGGCTTCCGCCCGCCCATCTCGAGCGCGACCACCAAGAGGCCGTCCACCATGTCCAGCAGCCTGAGCACGTCGAGCTCGGCCTTGTTCTCGGCGCATTCGCGCTCCACGCCCATCATTTCGATCTTCCGCACCAGCCTGTCCTCACGCTCGCTCATCGCTTCCTCCGTCTGACTGACCATGGCCAGTCACTTTCTGACTCACCGGTTCTTCCACCGGTTCTCCGCCCTACCGGCCCCAAGGGGCCGGATAGTGGAGGGCTACCGGTTCCAGAACTGGTCGGAACCGGTGAGAACTGCTGAGTCCACAACGCACCAGACGCTCAGCTATGACCCGTTGCGGCCATCTGCCGCATGCATCTCCTTGGCTCCGCGCCCGCCGTCCACGTGGCGGAGCACGCCGCGTTGCTCCAGCTCGTCGAGCATCGCCAGACCACGCGACTTGGACACTCCGGCCATGGCGATGAGCTGCGTCTGACTCTTTCCGGGGTTCCGGCGAACGAGGTCGACCAGCGCCTCGAGGTCGCGCGCGTAGCGGCCCTCGCTCTGCTCCACGCGGCTCGGGATGATCGGCTGCGTCGAGTACGTCAGGTAGCCCGTGTCCGTGTCGCGCTGCAGGTCGATGGGGCGCCCGTGCTGCGAGTAGTTGCTCTTGGTGACGGCGAAGCGCGCGCCGATGCCGATCGTCTGCAGCTCGGCAGCCCAGCGGAAGCCAGCACCGAGCGCGGACGCGCCGCGCGCGTTGTGCGCGCTCGCGCCGGCGGCCGCGTCGCCCTGCTGCGAGGGTTTCCGGCTGTGGTGCGACACGAGCACCGTGCAGTCGGGCGTGACCATCGACTCGACCTGCTGGACGAAGCGTGTGGCCGCGGCGTTGTCCTTCTCGGTGTCCGCGCCGGCGAAGCGCGAGAGCGGGTCGAGCACCACCAGGCGGTAGTCCTCGCCCTTGAGGCGGCCGCGCAGCCAGCGCAGGAACGAGCTCTCCGAGACGCCGTCCGCGTCCATCACCGACACGGGCATGCCTGCTAGGGGCAGCGCCACGATACGCTCTCCAGCCAGGCGCTCCTGCTGCTCCGTGAGCCGCATAGCTCGCGCGACCGCGAATAGGCGCCGGTGGAGCTCCTCGCGGTCCTCCTCGGCGAGCGCGAGAAGCACGCGGCCGGTGTGGGGGACGTCGAAGTAGTCGAGCCAGCGGCGGCCCGTGACGATCGAGACAGCGAGCTGGATCAGCGCGAAGGTCTTGCCCGTGCCGCCCTCGGCGTAGAGCATGCCGGCCTTGCCCACTGGCAGCACGCCTTGCGTGGTGGCGCCGTTCGTCTCGTCGTTTGGGCGCGTGAGGAGCCAGCGGCGCGCGCGCGGCTGCTCTTGGATCCACGTGCCGATGGGCTGCCAGAGCGCGTCCAGCGCCGCCATTGGCTTGGTGCGCGCCCCCTCCTCGAGCGCCGCGTCCTGGACGACCTGGAGCGCGCTCTGTGCTTGCTCGATCTCGCCCGAGTCGCAGGCTGCGGCGAGGCGTTGCGCGGCGCTCTTGAGCGCGCGTAGGCGCGCGAGCCGGCGCAGGCGCTCGACAGGCACAGCCACGGGGATCGTGTCGGTGAGCCCGAGCAAGTAGTCGTCGCCGCCCACCGCTGCGAGCTGGTGCACGTCGAGCAGACGCGCTCGCAGCGTCAGCGAGTTGATCGGCTCACCCTCCGCGCCGAGATACACGAGCTCGCGCCAGATGCGCGCGTGCGATGGCGAGTAGAAGTCGCCCTCGGCCAGCTCCGTGGTCTGCAGCAGCTCGGGGCGCAGGAGCACCGAGCCCAGGGCTTCGCGTTCGAGCGGCAGGTCGCAAAGCTCGGTCATCTACCACCCGCGCTGCGCCCGTCGGGCTGCTGTGCGAGCCCCGGGATGCCGCCGCACGCAACGCAGTAGGTCGCGCGCTCGCTCGGCTCCCAGTACATGACGTCGCCCTGGTAGATGCGACCCTTGCACGCCTTGCACTGGCCGTGATGGCGCGCGGTCATCTGCCGACAGGTCGCGGGGAGCACGAACGACTGCGTGTCGTCGTCCGATTCGCCCAGGACGAGCAGCTTCGCGTCGTACCGGTCGACCAGCACGTACAGCCGATCGAGCGCTACGAGCGCGGCCGCGCCGTCTCGGGCCTCGCGAGCCTCGAAAAGTGCGAGGCGCACCGCGCAAACCTCCTCTTGAAGGCGCTCGCGGTGCTGCCGGTCGAGCTCGAATGGGTCCCGCGTCAAAAGAAGCCCCCGTCAAGATGGAAGAAACCGCCCGCAGCGGGCCAAAGACGCTACTCGGCTACAGAATCGGGCACGTCGGTGAGCTCGCCGCGCTTCTTGCGCTTGCGCGGCTGCGGTTTGGCGGGCGGAGGCAGCATGTCCGGGTCTGGAAGGCTCTCCTGCCGGTCGTAAGCGTCCATGTCGCGCGAGGAGACCACTCCCTGAGTGTCGCGCCGCACGTAGTCGACGCGGTTTTCGCCAAAAAGGTAGACCGTCTCGACTTCGACGTCGCGCAGCTCCACGCCCTCGTGCAGCTCCTTGACGGTCTGGTCGATTTGCGCGCGCGTCTGCTTCAGCTGCGCGTTCTTCTCGGACACCCAGGCCTTTTTCTCGGCCTCCTGCGTGCTCCGCTCCTGCTCGAGCCGCACCAGGTCCGCGTTCTTTGCCTCGCGCTCGCTCGGTGAGAGCTTGCAAGGCAACTTCTGCGTCTCGATCTCGCCCTCTTTGCTCAAGACACCACCTCCCAGTCCTCCGACAGCATGTCGAGCGCGTTCGGGTTCCATGGGAACAGCTTTGCGTTGACATCGCTCATGTAGATATACGGGTGCCCCATCTTCGAGTGCTCATCCGGCACCTGCAGACCGAGCCACATGCCCTTGCCGTTCCAGCCGGCGCGCGCGACGCGCTGGCCGGCCTTCAGCTGCTCGATGGCCCAGCCGAAGCTGCCGGACGCCGCGACAGGTGCCTCGAACGCCGTTGCGAAGTTCTCCGGCGTGCACGTGTACAGCGAGCCGTTCACGCCGCGGATCACCCAGTGCCCGACCTCGGCACGCATCCGGCCCTCTGAGGTCTCGAACTCCACCGCCTGCGGGCCGTTGAGCAGATCCTCTTCGAGTGCACCATCCACGCCCGCCCACGTGAGCACGTCGGTTCCGTTGCCACCAGTGAACTGCACTGCCTCCACGATCACCGGCTTCTTCCTAAATATGCCCATGTCCTCTTTCCTCCTCGCCGCTACACGCGCACGTCGTGCGGCGTCCAAACCTCTTCTTCGACCTCGCGCACCTCGCCCGGAAAACGCGGCTTCCTGCGGCGCTCGATCTGCAGCACCACGCTGTCGAAGCTCGGCGACTGGTCGCCGCCGTAGTCCACACGCTCGGGAAGGATTGCTCGCCGTGTGACGACAGCGCGCGGCGCCCAGAGCTCGCGATCGCGCTGTAGGCTGAACTGGAAAGACACGGGGAAGGCGCCGACCACCACGGGCGCGAGCTCGAGCGCGCGCAGCACGAAGCGCAGGTGGCCGTTGTCCTCGAAGGGCGGGTTCATCAGCACGAAGTCGAGCTCAGCGGCCCGAAGCTCCGGAGCTGACGCCCGGAAGTCGCCTCGCAGCACCAGCAGGCCCGGGAAGCGCTCCTCGCAGTGCCGCGCCCAAGCGGGGTCCAGGTCGATCGCGAGGATGAGCGACGGCTGGTGTCCGGCGCGGATCAGCCCTTCGATCAGCGCGCCGCCTCCGCAGCTCGGCTCGAGCACGCGCGCCCAGCGCGGCACCCAGCCGGCCATGCGCCGCGCCAGCCACGCAGGCGTATGCCACTGCGACAGGGAAGGCTGGAGCTCGGGCTCGCCGAACAGGTGCGCCTGCACCTCAGCCCCCCATCGCGATTGCGAGCACCCACAGCGTCTGCAGCGCGAGAGCGCCTGCGCTGAGCACCACGCACCAAGCGAGCTCCGACTCGCTCATGGCACGCTACCGTCCCCAATCACCTCGGGGCGCTTGTGCAGCTTCTCGGCGATCAGCTGGGCGGCATACGAGAAGACCGAGAGCACCGTGCGCCACTCGGACGAGCTGACCTCGCGCTCGGAGCCGTCGTCGAAGCGCACCACAACGCTGTACAGGCCTGCCTCGTCGCGGCTCAGCGAGACAGTTGCGAGCTGCTCGATCACAGGTACCTCCGCAGCGCGCCGCGCTCAGCACACGCCACCGGGCGCGCCGGCGGCAGTGCGGGCTTATCCGCGAGGAACGCCTCAGCAGCCGCGAGCTCCTGCTTTGCTGTGCGGCCACGAGGCGGGTGCACCACCGGTGCGCGCTGCGGCGCGGGTGCGTCGTCCGATCGCGGCGGCTGTGTGACCAGCTCGTAAAGCGTCGCGCCCAGCCGACCGTCCCGCGGCCCCATTGCGACGCGGCGTCGCATCAGGCCGCGCTTGATGAGCCCCAGGCAGGCGATCCGCGCACCCTGCTCGCTGCAGGCCGCGAACCGCGCAAGCTGGCCGATCGAGAAGGGCTGCTTGGCAGCGAGCTCGAGCGCCTTCGCTGCAGCCGTGCCGGGCTTGGGTACTGCCCGCCCGCCACCAGCGCCGGGAGGGCAATCCCGTGGGTTAGCGCTGGTGGCGAGCGTCTGTGCAGCGCGGCGGGGGGGCTCCGGGGGAGGAGGTGCCGCGCTGGACGTCTTGGGGGGCGGGAACTCCGCATTGGCAGCGTCGTTCGGCGCGTCGTCCTCGCTGAGGTGCACGCGGCTGCCAGCGAGGGCGTCCTGAGCAGCCGCGAAGTCTCGCAGCGTGAGCTTGCGGACGCGCTCCAGCGCCGGCAGCTGGCCAGCGTCGAGCGACGCGAGCTCGGCCGCCAGCGACAGGCGCCCGAAGGCGCCCGCCATCGTGTGCACCGCTGCGCGCTCGGCGGGGGTCATCAGTTCCACCTCGATGCGGCCTGCGAGCGAGCCTGCGTGCAGCGTGGGCAGGAGCACTGCCGCTGCGGATCGGCAGCGCCCGCGATGCCCGGCACCGGCGGGCCCACGAGGGCGCGCGTGAACGCCTCGCGCATGCGCTGCGCAGCCTCCTCGCGCTCCCGGACGTACTCGGGCGTCTCCACGAGCAGCGAGGACGCGCCATACAGGCGCAGCCCGAAGAGCGCGACCCGCCCGCACAGGCGGAGCAGCAGCAGGCCGGCGCGCTTGCGCAGCGTGAGACGCGCGCTCACAGCGACCACCACAGCAGCGCCAGCAGCACCGAGGCCGTCAGCAGCCACGCGATCAGCGTGTCGGTCGCGTCGGTGCTCATGGCGCGCCCTCACCGGTCAGCAGCCACCAGCCGTCGCACTCCAGCAGGCTGGCTGCCCGAGGGAAGACGTGCGGGTCTTTGGGGAGCTTCCCCTCGTCCTCCCAGCCCATCAGGTTCGTGACGTGCACGTCCACCGCACGCGCTGCCGCCGAACGCGAGATGCCTAACGCTTCCCGCCGGGAGCGGAAGCGCGACCCAAAAGCCTCGACGCGAGGTTTCCCCATATAGCGTTGGCTATATAGCGTCTTCGCGTAGGTGTCAACGCCGTGGCGAATAGCCGCCGGCCTGCAATGCTTGTTGACGCTGCCTAGTTGGCGTGTACGCTAAGCGCCTATGTCCGAGCCAGATCCCCAAAAAGTCGGTGCTTTCATCAGGTTACTGCGTGTCGGTAAAACTCTCACACAACAACAGCTGGCCGCTCACATTGACGTTGCTGTGTCATCCGTGTCCAACTGGGAATCCGGTAAGGCGCTCCCCCGCGACAACTGGGAACGCCTGGCGTCGTACTTTGGCGTAACCGTTGATGTTCTTATGACCGGCGGGGAAACGGAGGGGGCCGTGAGCGAGGCACAGTTGCGACAGCTGTTTTCTGAAGACGAACTAAAACGACTCACCGATCGGCAACGCAGGGGGCTCGCGCTGCTGCTCGAGGAGGCGGACGTAGAGCAGCATACAGCCCGCGTTGTGGTCGACCTTCTGACCAAGCGTAAGTAGCTGTATCTAATTAGAAATCGGTATTAGCCCTCACAGCGAGCCCGTGAGGGCTTTCTCATTTTCACCAACTTGGTGTTGACGCGTAGTGGTTGGCGAGTTAGCGTTGCCACCATGTTCGCCGCAGCTCAGGGAAGCTCCCCGTCCGCCACCGGGTCAGCGCTAGTTCGGGCGCATGACGGCGCAGTCGGAAGCGGGGAACGTGTGGACCGCGAGGTCGTCCGCTGTGCCCATGTCGTGGTAGGTCGCGCGCGGCTTGCCCCCGGGCGCCGTGAAGTCCCACCAGCCACCGTCAGGTGTGCCGGAGCCGTCGCTGGCAACGATGCACCCCCCAACCGCCGCGCCTTGCTGCCATCCGGCGTAGAACTGGGCGTGGCTGGCCCCGACGAGCGGGGTCGTCTGCGCCTCGCACGAGACGAACACAGAGCCGTCGCTGAACGTGACGAGTTGGTATCCCAAGCTTGCCAGTACGCCGCTGGCCGGAAGGGTCGCCAGGGAGTTGCAGGCGGTGATCGTCTCAGGGACGAGGGCGGCGCCCTGCTCAGCAGCCTGGCCCGACTGTCCCTGCGCGCCGCTGGCCCCGCGCTCTCCGTTGCAGACCACCTGACTGTCTTTGCCGGCGGACAGGCGAACGCCGCCAGAGGGGCACACCGAGCCGCTTGCGAGCTGCTCGACCTCTACCGAATCGCCGTCTTCACCGTCCTGGGCGCAGCCCAAGAGCACGACCAACAGCAACGCCGTTCTTTTCATCGCAGGCCTCCTCAGCGTCGCCGCTGGGAGGGGAGTGCGACGACGCGGGCCGGAGCCTACCAGATGCTGGCGGGGGTATGCCATGGATGAGCTACGCGAGCAGTGCGGCCGATGCCGCTTCAGCGCGGGCGACGAGCACGCCGACCGCCTGCTGTGCCGGCGCTACCCGCCGACCGTCGTGACGCTCGGCGCGCGCGATATCTTTGGCGAGCGGCGGTCCACGACCGGCCTGAAGCTGCCCGTCGTGGCCGCCGACGAGTGGTGCGGCGAGTTCCAGCCGGTGGTGCGCCATGGATGACCCCGTGCTCATCGCGCTGGTGACCGGCCTGGTCTGCGCAGTCGCCTCGTTCGTGCTGGGCTTGGCCACCGCCATCGCGCAGATCCAGTTGCACGCGTGGCTCAAGCGCCGGCGCGAGGCGCGTCGCGCCAGCGAGGAGAGCCGCCGCCATGGCTGAGCGCATCGGCCCGCCCACCGGAGGCGCTCTCGGCACCCTGCATGCCGAGGGAGAGCGCGCCCCGGCTCCCAGCTCTCGCTGCCCGACCTGCTACGCGCGGGCAGCGAGCGAGCGTCTCGGCGACGATCGCGCCGCTGGCGTCGGCGTCGAAACGCGTTGCGGGCGAGCGCTCGGGATGCTCGACCACCTCGCCGATGCGGCGCGCGGCTGGCGCTTCTGCGCTGAGCACGCGCCGGCTGATTGCGCTTCGCTGCGCCCCGAGCCAGTGCTCGTCAGCGCGGAGGATCTGGAGGCGATCCGGCAGGCGTGCAAGAAGGCATGCGAGGAGCCCAGGCCGATCGTCGCAATCATGCAAGGCCAGCTCACCGCGCTCGACCGCGCCGACATGCGCCGCGAGCTCGAGATTCGCGCCGAGGACTGCGCCATGCGGGCTGACGACGCGGCGTTGTGCGACCGAACTGAGGCAGCTGCCTCGTGGCGCGCGCGTGCCCTGCGCATCCGGCAGCTGATCGCGCTGCTCGCGGTGCTGCTGGTCTGCGCGTGCAACGAGTGGCCGCTCGGGGCGCCGCCGCACGGGGTGTGCTTCGACGGCAGCGTGCCGGCGGACGACCGCGCGGTCTGGCGGGCGGCGGAGCAGCGCTGGAACGTGGAGATCGGCACGGCCGTGCTGCTCGACGAGACCGCGGGCTGCGACGTGCGGGTGCGCGCCTCGACCGAGCTGGGCGAGCCGGCGTGCACGCTGCCGGTCGACGACCACGTACGCATATTTTACGTGCCGGCGCTGCTCAGGCCCTGCGTCGCGCTGCACGAACTCGCCCACGTGCTGCTCGGCCCGGGCGGCCACATGCCAGGCACGGTGTTCGCCGAGTACGGGTGTGACCACTCAGACGTTCTTGCGCCGGTGGCCGAACGCGTGAAGGCCAAGTGGGGGCTGCCATGAAGACCATCGAGCTCACCCGCGGCCTGGTCGCAATCGTAGACGACGAGGACTACGAGCGGCTCTCTGCGTGGAAGTGGCATGCGGTCACAGACTACCGAGGCGAGTCTTACGCTTGCCGCCACGCGAAGAAAGGCGAGCCCGGACCTCGCTACGTACTCATGCATCGGATGATCTGCCAGACCGACAAGGATGTCGATCACCGCAACGGAGACGGCCTGGACAATCGCCGCGAAAACCTACGACCCGCGACGCGCTCTCAGAACATCGCGAATAGTCGCCCGAGCTCTTCGAGCAAGAGCGGACTGAAGGGCGTCGATTGGCACAGACAGCGCGGAAAGTGGCGAGCTCAGATCACCGTTCTTGGGAGGCACCAATACCTAGGTCTCTTTGCCACTGCTTTGGAGGCCGCCGCTGCCTATGACCGTGCCGCGGTGGAGGCGTTCGGCGAGTTCGCTCGTACAAACCTTGGGGGGCTGCCATGATGCTGCAGAAGAACTGGTTCCGGAGGCGCGCTCTTGCGGCTGAGGCGCCGAGCGATGTCGTGTTGGACTTTTCTCCCGTTGCGCTCGAGAGCGTCTGCGAGCACGGCACGTACTATGTGTCGCGCATGGGCGGCGACTGGGACGTGCGCTTCCGCCCGAAGGACGCCGCGTGGGCTGCGCGCGACGTGCGCATCGACGCGGTGGACGCTGACGGCAACGCGTGCGACTGGCCGACGCGTGACTGCGCGGTGGCTGCGGCGAAGCTGCACGCGAGTCTGCTCGAGCTGGGCCACAGCGTGGGGCGCGCCACCGAGCTCGTGGCGCAGCGCTCGCAGCGCGTCTCGCAGCACCAGCACACGCTGGAGTACGGGCAGCGGGCGGTGACGCCGTGAAGGCCAACGCAGTCGGCTTCTCCTTGCGCGTGGTCGCGGTCGAAGGCGGCTTCGCCAGCCAGTGCTGGCTGGAAGGCGAGCTCATCGGACAGCGCGAGACCTTCCCGACGGCGGCCGCGGCGCTTGCTGATCAGGCGGTTGTCGAGGCCAGTATCGTGGCTGATCTGGCTACGCGGGGCATCGCCGCGGTGAAGCGCGGGGGAGCGCAAGCATGAAGCTCCGCGTCCTCACCAACAGCGAGCTGAAGTGCCGGCGCCGGTGCGCGCGCGAGCACCACTACGCCTACGCGCTCGGCTACCGTCCGACGGGAGACGCGGAGGCGCTGCGCTTCGGCCGACTGTGGCACCTGGGCCAGGAAGAGTTGTGGGGCGGACACGATCTCGAGGATGCCCTGTACATCGCGAGCAAGGAGGCCGCCGACCCGTACGAGGCGGCGAAGCTGCGCGTGCTGCTGCGCGGCTACCATGCGCGATGGGGCGAGCCGCCAAGCGACGACGTGGTGGCCATCGAGCGCGAGTTCTACGCGCCGCTCGTCAACCCGGAGACCGGCGCGCCCTCGCGCACCTACGCGCTTGCCGGCAAGCTCGACGTGCTGCTGCGCCGCAAGTTCGTCGAGCACAAGACGACGGCCGAGGACATCGGCCCCGGCACGCTCTACTGGCGCCGGCTGACGCTCGACACGCAGGTGTCGACTTACTACGCGGGCGCCAAGGCGCTGGGCCACGAAGTGGACGGCTGTCTCTACGACGTGGTGCGCAAGCCGGCGCTGCGACCGTCGCAGGTGCCGCTGCTCGACGATAACGAGGTCAAGATCGTACTCGACGCCAACGGCGAGCGGGTGCGCACGAAGGACGGGAAGAAGTGGCGCCAGACCGGCGACACTGAGCTCGGCTACGTGCTGCAGACGCGCGCCGAAACGCCCGAGGAATACGAGCAGCGCCTCACCGAGGAGGTCGCGGCGAACCCGGACAAGTACTACCAGCGCGGCGAGGTGGTGCGGCTCGAGGCCGACGAGCGCGAGGCGCAGCAGGACACCTGGCAGCTCGCGCGCGCGATGCGCGAGGACGAGCTCGCCGGCCGCTACCCGCGCAACCCGGACTCGTGCCAGCGCTACGGGCGCGTGTGCAGCTACTTCGATGTCTGCACGGGAGTCGCCTCGCTCCAGGACCCCGCGCGGTTCGAGCGCGTGACCAACGTGCACCCAGAGCTTTCGGCCGACGCGGCCGAGTAAGGAGACCGGGCGTGACCATGCAAGGAACGAGACAACCAGGGCGGCCAGCGCCGCCACCAATCGAGCGGCGAATGAAGCTGAGCGCCGTGACCAGCGGCGTCGCTCGCGGCCCAGACCGCATCCTCATGTATGGGGTGGGTGGCTGCGGAAAAACCACCTTCTTCGCCGAAGCGCCGCGGCCGATCTTCCTCGACACGCAGGAGGGGACGACACGCCTCGACGTGGGGCGCTTTCCTCAGCCGCGCACGTGGGAGGACGTGCACGATGCCGTGGACGAGCTGCTCTCTACGCAGCACCAGTACCAGAGCTTCATCATCGACCTGCTCGACGACGTCGAACAAATGCTGTTTGCCAGCCTCTGCAAGCGCGACGGTGTGGCGAGCATCGGCGAATACGGGGGCGGGTATAACAAGGGCTTCGACGCCGCGCTGGCCGAATGGCGGGTGCTGGTCGCGAAGCTTGAGCGGCTCCAGAGCGAGCGCGGAATGCTGATCGGCATGGTCGCGCACTGCACGACCAAAACCATCAAGAACCCCGAGGGCGAGGACTACGACCGCTACACGCTGCTCCTGGCAGAGAAGTCGCACGGCTTTCTCCGTGGCTGGTGCGACACGGTGCTGCTCGCCCGCCACGAAGTCGTGCTGCGGACGGACCGGAAGAAGCGCACGCGTGGCATCAGCACCGGCGCGCGCGTGATCCACACCGTGGAAACGGCTGCCTACGTAGCGAAGAATCGCGACAACTTGCCAGACACGCTGCCGCTCGACTGGACCGAGTTTCGAGCAGCCATCGCAGTCGGAGCACCCGCTTCCCCCGAAGCCGTCCGCGCCGAAATCGCCGAGCTCGCACAGCAGGTGGACGAGGCGACGCGCGCGAAGGTCCAGGAGCACGTTGCTGCTTCCGGCGAAGACGCGCCGCGGCTCGCGCGCATCCTCAACAAGCTCCGAGAGCGGGTCCAGCCCCAACAGTCGCAGCAGACGCAGGAGAGCACACAGTGAGAAAGCTTCGGACCAAGGCCCGCGCACTACCCGGATCGCACGAGTGGGGCTTCGCTGGCACCGGCGCACAGCAGGTCGGCTTGCGTCTGCAGGCGATCGGCGGCGACCTCGATGGCCAGTTCTTCACCTGGTACGGCTACTTCACCGAGCGGAGTGAGGACCGCACGCTCGAGCAGCTGCAGATCGCTGGCTGGGACGGCAACGACATCATCAATCTGCCCGGCATCGGGTCGACCGAGTTCGACTTGCAGCTCGAGGAGCAGGAAGACGAGGAAAGCGGTCAGACCTTCCTCAAGCCAACGTTCATCAACCGCATCGGCGTCGCGATGAAGAACGTCATGAACCCGATGGAGAAAGCCGCGTTCGCCGCGCGCATGCGTGCCAAGACGGGCGCCGCCTCGCCGCGCTCACCCGCCCCGGGCTCGGCCGGTGCGCGCTCGCAGCACCGCGCTGCACCACGTGCCGCGAGCGGTGGCGGTGGCTGGGACACCAGCGCCCCGCCTCCAGGCGACGACGACATTCCGTTTTGAGCTTTGCTCCGGGATAGGCCCGGAGCGAGCGCCGGAGCCCGTCTCCGGCGGCAGACGCAACGCTTCGTCACTGTGCGGGCGTCTGCATTAGGTGGGTTGGCCGAGCAGCGAAGGCGTCCGGCTGTAGACCGGAATCGAAAGACGCGGCGGTGCAAGTCCGCCACCCACCACCGAGGCGCGCGCGGCCTGACAGCGCAAAGGAGACCACATGGACAACAGCAAGGGTAGGTACGGGTACGGGTACGGGGACGGGGACGGGGACGGGTACGGGGACGACTGATCCCCAAGGTCGAAACGCCGCGAGGCGTCCACGCGTGAGTCGCGTGCTGAGGAGACCAACGATGCCAGTGAGCGAGCCGCGCAAATTTGCCGAGGGCACGGACATCAGCGCCGAGCGCTCGCGCGCCGACATCGAGACGCTGCTGCGCAAGCACGGAGCCTCCGAGTTCGCCGTCTACACGAGCGACGAGCGCACGGTCTACATGTACCGCCTCAAGGGCATGATGGTGCGCCACCAGGTGGAGTACCCAGACGCGAAGGGCTTTCAGAAGTGGAACCACCTCAAGACGCCGCTGCTCACGAAGGAGAAGCTGGCCAAGGCTGCTGAGAGCGAGTGGCGCCGTCGCTGGCGCGCGCTGCTGCTCGTCTGCAAGGCCAAGCTGGAGATGATCGACAGCGGCGGGTCGACCTTCGAGCGCGAGTTCCTCGCGGACATCCTGCTCGCGAACGGCGAGACGATGGGCCAGGCGATGCTGCCGCGGATCGTGGAGATGTACGAGACCGGCGGCATGCCGCAGTTCCCCCAGCTGCTGCTCGGTCCAGGGAAGGACCAGCCATGAGCGAGCGCGGCCAGTGCAAGAGCTGCAGCGCGCACATCCTCTGGGTGGTCACGGAGAGCGGCGCGCGCATGCCGCTCGACGCCGAGCCCGAGCGCCGCTTCGTGATCGACAGCGGCACCAACCCGATGCGGGCTCGCGTGCGCAACACGTACGTCTCGCACTTCGCGACGTGCAAACAGGCTGATCGCTGGAGGAAGACGTGAAGCTCATCAGCAAGATTGAGGCGTCCGCCTGGCGCGAGCGCGTGCAGTGCCGGACGTGTAAGGCAGTGCTCGAGGTCGAGCTCTCCGACCT